AAATTCTCTTGATCGTGTTGGGGATTTCCAATCAGCCCAGCCGTACGGAATTTACGCTAACTTACCTGATGGACAATTATTCAAAGTAATTGACGAAGAAGGTCGCGTTATAATGGGGGTGACTGTTGAACGGAAAAGTGGCGTTGAACAAGGCGAAGTCACAATTTGGCATCCAGGAACCGGCGCAAACATCCATTTTAAAAACAGCGGTGATTTGGATATTGATACCGTTGGCGATACCCCAGGCAACATAAACATAAACACAGTTAACGCCAATATAACGGCATCCGAAGACGTGACGGTTAATTGTGTAAACTCAACAATTACTGCCTCTGGAAACGCGGATGTTAATTGTGTTAGCTCCACCGTTACGGCATCAGCAACAGTAACATTCGACACCCCTACAGGAGTATTCACGGGCGTTTTGAACGTTACTGGCCTTGTTACTGCCTCCGGTTATGCCTTTGGTGGTGGTGGTGGCAACGTTGCCGGTGTTGCGAACTTTACCGGAACAATACAAAATAATGGGACTGATATTGGTGAAAATCATAGTCACACTCAGGCAAACGATAGCGGCGGTAATACTGAGGCTAATACTGGAGGCGTTGTTTAATGACAACTGATGTTATACTAAACAATCTAAAAGGTTATTATGATTTTGATTGGACAGGGTTGGGAGATATTTCAACTGCTGAAACTCTTGATACTGCCATCCAAATGTCAATTTTTAACGAGGTTCGGGCAAGTGCTGCTGAGGTACCTGAATCGAATAGGCGGCGTGGTTGGATTGGAAACTTATCAACGCCCGACTTCGAACAAGGATCTAAGCAGTGGGAGTTTGAGCAAGAGCGATTAACCGGCTCCGTACTTGCTGAATTATCCGTGGTTATTAAAAACGGCCTTCAATGGTTAATCGATGACGGAATAGCTATTAGCGTTAGTGTTGGAAATGCGGCTATAATAAATGGAGTCGCAACTATTGACGTTACCCTTGGTCGTGATGGCTCAGAAGTAGAAAAGAAAATTTACGCATTATGGGATAATACATTTAAACAAGGTGGCATTTAATGAGCGTTGGAAGTCCTGAAAATGAGCAGACGGTTATTGATAATATCAGCGTTGATGTTGCAAGGGCCGCGCCTGACTCTAACCCATATCTAAAAGTACACTGGCTCAGATCCCTGATAAATGGGTTTGGCCGAAGAGTATTTGATTTCTATCCTGATTTACGAGCGGCAGAAAAACGCTTGATGCCTGATACTGCTGATGAAACCACAGCCCCTCGATGGGGTGCTATTTACGGCAAAACGAAGAATCCAGCAACTCAAGCAAGCGGCAATATTGTTGCTCAAGGCGTTGCTGCTTCGATAATTCCGCTAGGCACTACCTTTGCAGCAGGCGCAAGCATTTATACATCCACAGCCAGTGGCACTATATCTGCTCAAATTGTTAATGTATCCACAATCACAAGAAGCGGAACAGTTGCGACCGTTACCACAGTTAGTGATCATGGGCTTGCCTCTGCCGTTCCCGTCACAATAGCTGGAGCCGTTGAGACCGATTACAACCTGACAGACGTAGCCATAACGGTTACCGGACTAGACACGTTTACCTATTCCGTTGCAGGAAGTCCGTCAACACCGGCAACCGGAACAATCACAGCCGCTTTTACTTCTGCATCAGTACCCGTTACAAGTGACGTGTTTGGATCAACAGAAAACCTTGAGCTAGACACCCCACTAACTTTACAAAGCCCTATAATTGGCGTAAATGATGCGCTCAATGTTGATTTTGGAGCCATTGGGGGTGGAACAGATCAAGAAACGAATACAGCGTTTAAAGCTCGGTATATTGACCGTATACGAAACCCTATAGCCCACTTTAGTGAAAGTGAGATTATTGATAAGGCCAAGGAAATATCTGGCGTGACTAGGGTTTTCCCTTTTGCGGCAAGATCCACTATCGGAACCGTCACACTATCGACATTGACCAGAGCTGGGCAAGTTGCAACCGCAACAACAGCCGCGCCCCATGGTTTTGAGAGTGGGGAAATAACTGATATTACCGGAGCCGTTGAAACCGATTACAATGTTGTGGATGCTATAATAATCGTTGAGAGCACAACAATTTTCCATTATGTCGTACCAAATTCACCAACAACACCAGCCACAGGAACCATACTGGCAACAACATCGATACCAATGGGGCAAGTCAGGACTTACTTTATGCGAGATGATGACGCTGGTAGCTCAATTCCCACGGGCTCAGAGGTTGCACAGGTAAAAGCGTTATTAGATACCATAAAACCGGCTAATACCTCTACAGTAGATAATCAAGTTTTATCGCCTACCGCTTTGCCTGAAAATTTCGTCTTTACCGCTTTGCTGCCAACCACAGCAACCATGAAGACAGCAGTTGAAAATAACCTGCAACAATTTTTTGATGAGCAAACCACGGTAGGGACTGATGTTGATGAGGATTTATATAGGGCAGCAATAGCCAATACGGTTGATACAGAAACGGGTGATACAGTCCAATCTTTTGACCTATCCACCCCCTCTGGTGACTTGCCTGCAAGCTTTGGGCAGATTGCCACCCTTGGTACGGTGACGATCCCATGATATTACACACGCTAACCGAGAACATAAAAGCGCTGGCTGATTACCTGCCAAATGGCCGAACTTTTGAAGCCAAAGGAATTGCCAGCTCTAATTTGTACCAGTTATTAACAGGTCTTTGTGGTGAATTGTTCAGGGCGCAGGGCTATATAAAAACTCTAGACGATGAATTTATTCCTGATACAACAACGCTTTTTATATCCGAATGGGAGCAGGCGTTGGGTATACCAGACTCGTGTTTTAGTGGGTTGGGTGCGAATGCTGAAAGGTTGCGTGATATCCTAACAAAGCTGGCATCATTAGGCGTTCAAACGGTTGAAGATTTTGAGGCTATAGCGTTGATTTTTGGCGTGGTTGCTGAGGTTTTGCCAGGGGTTGATAGCGGTATAATCTTTTCTTCGAATGCGGAAGCTAGGTACACAATAGTTGTTAATTTAACGCTTCCAGAGCGATTCACTTACACATTTCCACTCACTTTCGGTGACGATATAACCGCGCTGTTAGAGTGTATTTTTAACAAACTAAAACCTGATAACTGTCAGATTTTATTCCAAGGGGTTTGATGTATGCAAGATTTAAACGATAAGGTCTTTGGTGGCACGCTTACAGCGGCAGAATGGAACGAGGTTCCCAGCGAAATCCAAAATGTTATTGAAGCGCTAGGGCAAACGCTATCCTCTGGTGATCTTAATCAGCTTGGCAAATCAATTGCTGGATATATTGCAAACGCGAATTTCTATACTGATACAGGTATAGCTGATGCTTACGTTCTGACGAAGATAGGCTCAAAGCAATCTGCCACTGCATATACAGATGGGTTTGCTGCTAGTTTTATAGTTGGAAATACTAATACTGGCGCGTCAACGGTAAATATTGTAGGGCTTGGGATTAAAAACATTATAGGCTCAGAGGTTGCCGGGTCTTTGGTGGCTGGGGAATATCGTGATATTAGATACCGAGCGTCTAGTGGCGATTTCACGCTTACTCCGTTTAATTCGAGATCTGTTTCTTATACCCCAGCCGGTAGTGGTGCGGTGGTGCGTGCAGTAGAGAATAGGCTAAAAGACGTGCTTTCGGTTAAAGATTTTGGTGCGGTTGTTGACGGTTCCACTGATGACTACGCAGCTTTAGCGCTGGCAGTTGCGGCATTATCGGCGGGTGATACGCTGGTATTTCCAGCGGGGAGCTATTTCGTATCAGGATCTCAAATACTAGAAATAACTGTGGACGATGTAACCATTATTGGCTGGGGTGCAGAGCTTCAGTCTGAGAATTCAGACGACCCAGAAACGGCAACATTTACGGCGTTTACACCTCAACTTAAATTCACTGGAAACAATCCCAGACTGCTTGGTTTGACATGGCGCGGTGGTCTTTTTACAGTTAACAACATAGACAGATTTTTTGCATTCGGTGGCAGGTCTTATAATCTTCATAATGTAGGGTTCACAGTTCTAGCAGACACCACGCCGTGTAATTTTTTCCATTTACACAGCTGGGATTTTGACACCTCACTAGATACTAGTGTCGGGAATTTTGCAGCAGCACAATGTGGAGCGGTGGCAACAGATCCTAAAAACGGGCTAGCTCTAATCGAAAGCTGCACCTTTAAAGGCTTAGGCGGCGGCGTGAATATGCATAACTTTAGAGATGTCCGTATCCTACAGGCTGACTCTAAAGGCGGGGCCAACCTGCACTTTAAGACAGATCAAGGGTGCAATAATATAGAAGTAAGCGGGATTTTCGATGGAGCGGCGATCAATGGCGGTTCTACTAATAGACACTTGAGCGCACCGAGTAATTTTTGTTCGTTCTTTTCTGGTGTTTCTGGTGCGGGTAACTTTACAGAACGTGTGAGGCTTG